AAGTGATAAAGTTGGAGTTGAACCTTCAATAGATACATCATCAACAACTGTCAAAGTTCCTGTAAAGTTACCATTTGTTGCAGTCAAGGCACTTGTAGATGGATGATCTACTGTAGCTACTGTTCTAAATAAATAACAAACAAAAATATTATTAGTGCCACTTGAAGGTGCTCCAGTAAATGTAAGTGTTGTTCCGTTACTTACTGCATAAGCTATAGAGGGCTCTTGTATAACACCATCTACTGATACAAGTATATCTTCATCTGATGCGACCGAGTGTTCTAATGTAAAGGCAGTTGTAGAACCATTACCAGAAAGCCTAGTTGCTGATTTACTAGCTACAAATCTGTTTCCTGCTGTATTACCTATGTATGGCATGTAATATCCTATTCACTAATCGTATCAACAACTGATACCCAAACATCTGCTGAACTGGCTACACTACTTTTAACTTTAAGTGCATCACCACTTTCTAAAACTATTTTTGCTCCGCCATCTAAAACTTGTAAAGTTGACCCTACTGGTATTGGTGCATCTTTTACAATGTGTATGTCATTTGAACTGACAGTAATATAAACCTCTACTGTTATCTGTGCTGTATGAACATTTGCTATTGTTATTCCAACTATAGCATCATCCGAGTTTGCTGTTCTTAAAGTAACTGCACTTGTACCAACTCCATTTGCTGTGTTTCTTTCAAAATCTTGTGCCATGTTCTACTCCTATAAAGCTATAGCCATCGCCACAGCGAAACCTTTTCCTGCTTTTGCATTGAGTTGTGTTTGTATTGCTGATGTAACACCATCAACATGATTCAATTCTGCTGTCGTTGCAGTCACACCATCTAATATATTTAATTCTGCTGTTGTTGCAGTCACACCATCTAATATATTTAATTCGGCAGTTGTAGATGTCACACCATCTAATATATTAAGCTCTGATGCAGTGGAGGTAACACCATCTAAAATGTTTAACTCTGAAGCACTCGATGTGATAGAAGTCCCTGCTATCTGCAATGTCGTCGCATTGACTTCACCACTAGAGCCATACACAACAGCTTTACTATTAACGATTGTTCCTGCTGATGATCCATCAACTAAGTTTAATTCACTTGCAGTGGATGTCACCCCGTCAAGAATATTCAATTCTGAAGCTGTGGAAGTAACACCATCTAGTATATTAAGTTCTGCAGTTGTAGATGTAACACCGTCTAATATGTTTATTTCTGTTGCCGTTGCAGTCACTGCTACGTTTTCATTTATCTTTGGACTCGTTAAAGTTTTATTTGTAAGTGTATCAGTGGTCGCTCTACCTACAATAACATCTGTAGTGGCAGGAAGAGTTAATGTTGTGTTACCAGCAAAATCACTGTGTGCTGGGGCTTTTAGAGCCGCATAGTGTGCATTGGCACTTTCACAATACATACGCAGTTCTGACTGTGCTCCAGTGTTTTTTAGTTCTATAACACCACCATTTACTGTAAGATCATCACCTACAGATAAATCAGCACCTAAAGTTACATTACCACTTGCATCTAAAAACACTGATTTTGAAGCTGGTATCGTACAAAATATGTTTTTTGTACCAGCACTAAAATTGACAGCACTATCACTATTAGAACTACTAATAATTGTAGTTCTTGCTATCGTGCTAGAATCACTACTTAATGTGCCTAAACCAACTTCAAACTCTGCTGATCCAGGAAGTATAACAGCATAATAAGTTGTATTAGAATTACCTATACCAGACGCAAAAGTTTCAAAACCAGTAACAGCACCGCCTAATGTCAAAGCACCAGTGCCAGTTGTGGTTGTTGTTTCTTTTACTCTGTCGTTTAATACTAATGCCATTATTTAAGCTCTATAGTTAAGTTATTTGCATTAATTCTAAATATATCACCACTTGCTATTGTTTTACTTGCATCTAATGCACCAACAAACAGTATGTTACCACTAGTCGCGGCGTCTGCTAAAAAAACATGTGTAATTGTATTATTTGTCCCACCTGATGCTGGAAACTCAATATTCGCCGCATTTTTTGCTGTTTGAGTATCTGTTGAGTCAGCACCTATAGTTGTCCAATTTGAGGCAGTAACTTGTTGTCTTGCATAATTAGTAAAGGTAGCCTCTGTTAAAGATCCCGTTTCAGCGGCACTGACTGCTGTTGCAAGTCCTACATAAATACTATCCCCTGGAGAGGAAAAACTTAGTGAATTATTTTTAAATAAAAAATGTAATATTCTTCTTTCTAAATAATTGGTCGCCGCATTTGCTGTAGCCATTTATATCTCCTATGTCCTTGCTCGTGATGGTAAGCCTACCCTATAAGCATCTGTGTTTTCTCTTGCTTCTGCAAGATCTTTTAACCTTGATATAGCTTCTAAATACCTACCGTTATATAAATCTAATACATCTTTTTCACCCTTCATGTAAACATAAGCTTCAAATAAACTTCCGTATAGTAAAGCAAAAGGAGCGTTTGAACTTAGCCATGTAGTGCCACCATCAGCTCCTGCAGTCAAACTTGCTGGTTTATAATAATAATGAAGTTCCAAAGTGTAGTTACTGTTAGGGGTAGGGGCTACTATAAAATTATCTGTATCAAATCTAGCATAATATTTAGGTAGTCCCGTAGTGGTAGAAGCTGGTGTATATTCACGCAAAAAGTTAACATCTTTTTGCAATAAAAAACTTTCAGATCCTGAAGTTGTGATTTGTAATGAAAAAGAGGCTAAATAATCAGAAGGCACTGTAAGAAAAGCATCTGACGATGTAAACGCACTAGTAACATTTTTTCTAAAAATATCTAAATCAACAGAATTGAATATTCTGTCTTCTGTTGTTTTAATAAAATCGGGTAAATGAGTAACGAAACTAGTTTCACTATTATCAGTGTAATCTTGTATAGCTGTTTTTAATGTTGCTAATGTAAAACTCATTATCCACTCACTGTTACTGGTCCTGCTGTTACTATGCTACCTCCGCCTCTTATGTTACCACTTGTAGCAGTTTCTGAGGATACTGAAAAGGTATAACTGTTATCATCAACTTTTGTAATTGTGTAGCCACTTGCATTTTGTAAAACAGCAGTGCTAAATCCATCAAAAGGTTTGCAGTTTCTAAATCTTACGGTATCACCATTGGAACGTCCATGTGCTCTTTCTGTTACGGTTATTACTGCCGAACTTGCACTTCCCGATTTAAAAGGGTCTTTATTTAGTAAACGCTCTACATCTGTTTCAGTTCTATCTGGTCTTGGTTGATGTAAAGCTTGTGGTTCAATAGGAGGCTTCCTTGGAGTTAGCTGAGGGTGTTTAATCTCATACTCTGATCTATGTACCACATTACCATTCCATTCCATCACTCTTTCACGGTAAGGAAAAGCAAACCCAGACCTATCAGATATAAATTTTGACTTTTTTCCTAGTGCAAACCTACTCATACAAAACCATAATATGTACTACTTGGGGTTAATGATAAATTTGAACGGTCTCTATCCTCTGCTGATGCTCTTTCAAACTCTTCTTCATACATAGCTTTCAAAAGCTGTACTCTATCAGGAGCTCTTTTCATGGCAATGTAATATGCTAATCCTGCGGTCAAACAAGGATAAAACCTAAAAGGTACTTCCATAGTGTTGACTTGTGCATCTGCATCTTGTATTCTAGTTAAAGCATCATAAACAAAAGTATCAGTGCTGTTTTCTGGAGTAGCCCATAATTTGAGTTTTGGTGTGATCTGCCTATCTAAAAAATATTGACTTGGTCTACCAGTGGTTGATTTTACTGGTATATTAATAAATTGATCACGACTTATTCTACTGATTGTAAAATCAGTTGAGCTTCTTCTAATTACAGCATTTAGTATGTCAATGACATCTGTGCCTAAATCATATTCTGCAGTGCCAGAAGTTAAAGATTGCGTTCTTTGCTCAATAGTCCATTGATTTAATCCTCTATTAGCCCAGTCAGCCAAAAGTATATTCATAGACCTTTTAGCTGATTGTAGATCATAACCAGTACGAACTTCTAAACCACAGCGTTCAAAAGCTTCTTCGATATACTCAGCTACATCTAGTTCAAAGTTTGTAGAGGATGAAGTTGCCATTAACTATACGGACCTTTTACAACTTTGCCACCACCTGACATTTTCTTTTTATCATTCATGCCACCCATAGCAAAACTTTTTTTCTTCATAGCACCACCACCCATCATTTTCTTTTTGTCGTTAGTAGCACCACCCATAGCATAACTTTTTTTCTTCATCATTCTTTATTCTCCTTATAAAGATTATTAAATGTTACATCAGGATCCATATACTGTTCATGTTCCTCAGCATTATGAGTCCATTGACTCGGTTTAAAATCGGGAGCTCCCTCTCCAGTTTCCCAGAGTGCAGGGGATGTTACTCTAACCCTGTTGTTTGGCAAGGCAACAATATTGCCCGTCCAGTTGTCTGCCTTGATTAATTGTATTATGTGACTCTGCTTATGTTGAGCAGGATCATCAGATAAATCAGACTGACTATAATCTATTGTAAATAAATATTTACCGATATGCAACTTATTATCTATTTTACATATCCATGGACTCACACTAACATAGTCTAACTTAACTACACTATGATAATGCGAACTACAATCCCACGGTTGTGCAAAGCGTGGGTGCATAATATCTGGCATAGTGTCAAGCGGTATATCTGCCACTAATGCTGTTAATGGCATTCTAGCCCACATAGCACCACCATGGATATTTTTATCTTCTGTGCCATCAACTTCACAACCAGTAAAAACTACTTGAAAACCTAATGTTCTATCAGGCATTGTTGTTACAGCAAAAGCATGAGCATGTATAAATTCACCTTTATATTTTTCATGATTATGTGTAAACTCTTTGCGTACCCAACATTTAAAGAAGGGTATATTACTGACTAAATAAGGCATTAAGTTTTTTTCTTAACTGTTTTCTTTTTAGGTTTTTTACCTTTACCAAAAATATGAGCATCTACTTTCGCCGCTTTACCTCCAGTCAATACAGAGTTTACACGAGCCATAGCCCACTGATTAGGTGTTGTTCCAGGACGGTGTCCCGTCTTATAAGCGGCGAGCCCTTTATTGTAGACTTGCCTTAATTGTCCTGCTGTTACCTTTTTACCTTTGGCTCTAGCCTTTTTAGCTTTTTCAGCTAATGTTTTACTTACGTTTGCGGACACGTTTTTTCCTCCTTTTACTTGGCATTAAACCTTTATTAACTGCTCTAGCTCTTTCGCTAAAACCTAACTTTTTACCAGTTCTAAGTTTTTTTCTTATTGTTTCTAGTTTTGCTACCATTTTTCTTTTTCATCTTCGCGGCAGTTA